CTCAAGTCTTCCCGTGCGCCGCCGTCCGGCGTTGGGCCGCCGCCTGATATCGGCCCGCCGCAGCCACCGGGACCTCCGTCCGGTGGATGGCCGCCGGGACTGCCGCCCGAGGCGCAGCAGTCACTCGACTATCTGCTGGCACAGCAGCAGGAGCTGTACACGCAAGTATACGAGCTGGCCAGCAGCGTAACCGAAATGCTGCAGGCGCAGGCAGAAGAGTCGAGGTGACCCATGCCGCCGCTTAACCCTAATATCAATGCCGGGCGCGATGCGCTGACCCAGTCGCTGATGGGCAACCAAGGCCAGGGCCTCGGTCAGATGGGCGCCGGAACGGTCCTATCTTCGGTGGCGCAGCTGGGCGCTGGGCTGCCGCCCGGACTCGGAGGCATGCCGCCGTCTAATCCCGCGATGGGTGGCATGCCGCCCGGGCTTGGAGGCATGCCGACCGGGCTCGGAGGCATGCCGCCCGGCCTTGGAGGCATGCCGACCGGGCTCGGAGGCATGCCGCCGGTCGGACAAGGCCTTGGCCGCAACCCGGGCATGCTGCCTCCAGTCGGTGGTAGAAATCCGATGGCTGCCATGGGCGGCATGTTCGGCCGACGGTGATGAACGTTCCGACCGGTGTGGTGCGACAGGCGATCGAATCGCTGCGCGGCACACCGTTCGTCCTGGCACTAGTGATTCTGAATATCGTCAGTCTGCTCGGATTTTGGATGGTTCTGCATTCCGTTTCGGAAGCAATGGAACGGCGCGAGCCGTTGCTCAGGGCCTGCATCGAGAGGAATAATCGATGAAAGGTACAACGCTCCTGCTGATATGCCTGTTGCTCATCGGTTGTCAGCAAGGACGTTGGGTGTGGCAGGAAAACTTAGCCGCGACAGCGTGTCCGGGCGGCAGAGTGAATCAAGTGAAGCGGACGACGGACACGCATCTGGGTCGCGTCCGGCAAACAGTCGTCAACACCGACGCATGTCTGGAGTAAATCAAATGCCGCCTGTCAGCGAAGCGCAAAGAAAGGCGATGTACGCCGCCGCCAAGGGCAAGTCGACGCTCGGGATACCGAAGAAAGTCGGCAAGGAGTTCGTCAAGTCCGACAAACCCGGCAAGCTGCCGAAGCGCAAGAAGCAGCGCTGAGCTATTCCCGCGGCACTGACGGCAGGTCGGGAATATTGATGACGTTGCCGCTCGGGTCGTAGGTCGTGCGCGTGCCGTCGGCGTTGAACACGACCGTGGCATAGTGCCTGCCGTTCTTGTCGCGGAAGTAGGCCTTGCCGTCCCAGATCGTCGCCGTGGCGACAATCTCCTTGGTCGCGTTGTCGACAAAGTTGATCGTCCTGGGCAACGGCGCATGCTGCGCCGCTGCGGTCGTCGACATGGCAAGAGCGAGCAACGCCAGGAAAAATGACGGGCGCAATGTCATGTGGATGATCCCATCACGCCCGTCCGGGCGCGGTGTTGAAAGGGTGAACCCCACCACGCCCGGTCGCGCAACGCCGGAAATCCACCAAAGCGAACGTTACGCAACGGCCTCCTTTTGCTTGCGACGGCGCGCCAGCGCAAGCATGAACCCGCAGGCCGCGATCAGGCCGGGGATGCCGGCTCCGGCGATTGGCCCCGGTACCTGCTGCGGCACCAGGAAGAACGAGTCAGGACCATCGTTCGCGCCCGAGATGCGAGCGTAAAAGACGAGCTGGTCGCCCGCTTGGATGTCGGAGCCGAGCGCGATGTTGAAGCCGGACAGCGTGTAGTCGGGGAACCCGGTCCCATTGTTTTGCGACGGGATCAGTGCCCCACCCGGCTGCAGCAGCGAGTACTGGGCGAGCACAGTGTGCTGCGTCAGGTTGAGCAGCGCGAAGGCCTCCAAGGTCTGCGCCTGCCCGGTGTCGTTGACGTCGATACCGACACTGAAGGTCGTCGACAGGTTGCCGCCGGCCGCCAGGAACGCCCGCAGGAACGACCCGTCGTAGGGAACACCGACGGTGTCGATGCCGGGGTTGGCGCCGCCTGACACGTTGGTCGAGAAGAAGATCGCGTCGCTCAAGTTGCCGCTGTTGTGGAAGTTGGTGTAGCCGAAGGTCGAATCCTGCTGCGGCTGGTTGTCGCCGCAGATGATGCACTGAATATTCAGTGGTTGGTTGCCGCTCGGCACCGTCGGGGACAGCGTCAGCGTGGTTCCGGTTCCGGTCCAGGTCTGGCCGCCGACGACGACCTGCGCATGGGCGGGACAAGCGAGCGCGCCGAGCATGGCGGCGGTCAGCAACAGCTTCTTCATTGGGTGATTCCCTTCTGTGAGATGGTCAAATCCATTTCGCTTTGCCCTTCCACGGCCAACGATGGTTGCAGACCGGGCATTCCAACTCAACTCCTTTCGCCATACGGTGAACAGTCTTGGCAGTGTGACTGCCGCAGCTCGGGCAGGTGCGGCCGCTCGGTTCGCCCGGGGTCGGCGGCACGCCGGGATCGACGAACGCACCAGGACTGACGAACGCGTCGGCTGGCCACGTGGTCGAGGCTTTGATCGGCAGCGGTGGGATGATCTCCATCGGCTTTGGCGGCGGGTTCAGCTTCTCCAGCGCCGATGCAGCTTCGACCAGCAGACTGCGCGCGTCGATGATTGCTTCCATCTGCTCGTCGGTAAGCATCTGGCTAATCTCGATTGTGGCGAGAAACGTCGCGCAAGTGAGCATGCGGGCGGGAAGGTCGCTCATCAGTTCACCGTCTTCAGTCAATGCGGCAAAGACCGAAGACTACATCGGCGGCGTTAGCGCCCGCTGCGGTGTCACCGCGCGAATATCGCGCGAACACGATCCCATCACGCCACGATGTGAGCGTGCCAGCCTCAGCCCGGACGCGGTCGCGGTAGATCACGGTTCGGCCGATATCGGCGGGAGAGAGAGCATCAAAATCAAGAGGCGCAATCTCCCAAGAACCGATCAGACCGACGCGACCATCACGTACATTGTTAACGAAGTCATTCTTCATGCTTCGACCTTCCTGGTCGAGCGCCTGCCCGATCAGGTCACGCAGCGCGTTCAGATGATCGCTCAGCGCCTGCAGCCTCACGCGATCTTCCTGGTCGCTGATGGGTCCGCCATACCCGGATGTCCATTGATCGATTTCATTCTCGATCAATTCGACAAGCGAGAATTGCCATTGCGGGCCTTCCTCATCGCTTTCGCCCAGCGGCAGTTCGACAGTGACAGTGTCGACACCCTTCGAATCCATGAACGCAAGACACAAGTATTCACGAGTCGCGATGTCGAGACACTCCGTGATCATCTCGTCGACGGTCATGCCGATCGCCGTATTCAACGCCGCGGCAAAGTGGGCCCCGAAGTCTTCCTTGGATTCGGTATTCCATTTGTCGAAACCAACGCGCGGCGACGGGCTGACCTTCTTGCCTTTGAGCTTCTTTACTTTCTGCAGCGCCATGACTTGCCTCCGCGGGTGATTTCCTTGTGCATGCCGTGGCGGCTACAGATGTCGCCTGGGTGTTTACGGATCGACGCGACCCGGACGCGACTTGTTGCTTGACTTGGCCGAAGCGCCGGCAGCGGCACGCTTTCCGGTGCAGCCGCTTCCCGTTGCATCATGGACGGGGCTGCGGGCTTCGGATTGAACAAGAAGGCCGGAACGGGCTTGTGCTCGACCCGTACCCGGATAATTCTAATCGGGGCGTTCGGCAGAGCATCGGCTTCCTCTTGTGTCAGGATCGGCTGCGGAGAAAACAATGAGCTGTCGAGCTGCGCGGTGCGGTCTTCCGGTGGTGGCGGCGGCATAGCGGAAACATCCAGCATCTGCGGCAGCTGACGCACCGGCTCCCAGCGCTCCTCGAAAGTCAGCTCACGCTCCTTCGGGATCTGCGTCACCGGCTGCCAGCGCTGCTCGAAGGTCAACGGCGCAACTGGCACCGGCTGAGAGGCGAGGTAGATCATCACCAGGATCATTCCGAGCGGCATCACGCGTCCCCCCTGCTGCCGTTCACGATCAGATCGGCTACCTGCCGGATGATGCTTTGCAGGCGCTCGCGCGCCTCGCGCTCGGTGGCGAGCTGCGCCTTCAGCTGGCTGATCTCGTTACGTAGATTCGCATCGTGGCCCATGATCTGATTGAGCAACGGCTCCAGCGCCAGCCTATTCCCCTGGGCGGACTCCATGGTCCCGTCAGGTCCTGCCGCCAACGATGCCAGAGAGCCGACCTGCCTGCCCCAATGCCTTGGCGGCGAAGTCCATCTGCGCGGCATTGCGGTCTTGAATACGATTGAGAAGATCAGGATCATCAGTCATCAGAACCTCTTTTTCATGCTGTAGGTAGCCTTGTTGCCGGCACCGCGCCCGCCGTCGATCATCGTGATGATCCAGCCGTCCTGGCTCACCTTCATGGTCAGATTCTTCACCACGCTGACCAGACTGTGGGTTGCACGTTGCGCCAGCAAGCCAACACCTTGGTCATCCAGATGCTTCAATATCTCGTCGCCACCGATGATCTCGTGCCGCTTCAGCAGTTCGAAGATCAGCCGCTCGCGCGTGGTCAATTTCAACATGCGGCGTACTGTAGGCAGATCCGCGATAATTGACAATGAGCAATTCCGCGTTATTTTCGACAAGCCATGAAACGACACCCCGACATCGACACCCTGCTGAACGAGATCGCGCGCTATCGGCTCGCCACCAAAATCGGCCGCACCCAGTTCGGCCTGACCTTCGCCGGCGACGGACATTTCATCGCCCGGCTGGAAAAGGGGCGTGAGCCGCGGCGGCGAACCGTCGAGCGCATCCGTCGCCAAATGGCGCGCCGCACTACGCGGGCTCCGTGACGCGAAGCGCGGCCCAGATAGGCCTCGAACGCCGCCTGCGCGCTCATCTTGGCATGGACCCGGTTGAGCTTCAGCTCGTCGACCGTGTCGTTGGCGACGCAAACCCGCACCACGACCGGATGCTGCTGGCCAGGGCGTAACAGCCGCGCGATGGTCTGCTCCCACAACTCCGGCGACCACGTCGGCGCAATCCAGGCCATGTCGCAGCCGCCGAACTGCAAGTTCAGACCATGGCCCACCGGACGCGGGATGCAGCGCCATGGACCGTATCCAGCCGTCGTTCCAGTCATGAATGTTCTGCTGCGCCTTTACGTCGCTGACACCAGCGCCGAGATAGGGCACGTCGTCGCCGAGCAAGCTGCGGATCGTCGCAAGATCCTCGCGGTACTCGTAGATCAGCAGCATCGGCGCGACTGCCTGCTCGATCAGGTCGCGCAGCCATTCGCGCTTCTCGTCGTGAATCGCATGGGTCACCGTCGGATCATTGTCATCGTAGAGAAACCCATTTGCCATCTGCGCCAGCTTGCCGGTCGCCACCGCAGCCGACGCGGCGAGCACCGGCTTGTCAGCCGACTTCCGGCCAGCAACTGCTTGCTGCATCCGGAGGTACTCGGCGCGCGCACCCGACGGTCAGGTCGATGCGGTCGAGCACGACGATCGGCTCCTGGCGCGGCAGCTCGTCCTCGCTGACCGCGACGATGCAAGGTGCAATCTCGGCATTAATCCGCTCTTCTGCACCGGGCAGCGGCTGCCAGTCGTAGCCGTGGTAATCCACTGGATAGAAATGCTGCTTGCGCCACTGGTAGAAGCTGCGGCCCCCACAGCTTGCCGCGGGTCACGACGCGCGCCGGCATGAACAGGTCCTGCGCGGATGATGGACGTAAAGTGCCGCTCATGCCCCATACCATCTGCCAACGATGCGCGTTCTTCGCCAGCGCCGCGGCGCGCTTGCCGGTCGGGTTGCGCAAGCGCGATACCTCGTCGATCACCAGCAAGTCGAACAGCGGATGGTCGGGCGGAAATGTCGACAGTTGCTCCAGCAGCCATTGCGTGATGTCGAGCCCGGCGAGCGTGATGCTGCGATCGGCCGCTGTCGCTAAGATGGCCTGCCGCTCGGCCGGAGTGCCGGCCAGGACGGCATGGCGCAGACCGCGCGTGTGCGCCCATTCGGCGATCTCGTCTGGCCACACCACGCAGGCGACGCGCTTGGGCGCGAGGAACAAGTGCGTGGCGGATGATGCCGTCGTGCTGCAGCTCGCCGATCGCGGTCAGCGCCGCCGGCGGTTTTTCCAGACCCCATGCGCGCCACGCAGAGCATTTCATTATGCTCGTAGAGCGCGGTCGCGATTCGCTGTTGATAAGGCCGCAAATCCGCTTGCTGCCTCATAGCCCGTGGCTCCTTTCGCTCTTGCTATAGAAATATCCGACCGTCTCCTCGCTCCGGATCGGCAGGCCATCGCTCCACGCGAAACCACGGCACATGATCTCGCGCAGCTGCGCCGCAGTTGCCTGCGCGTGCGAATGCGGCGTCTCAAGCAAACACTCATCGTGCGTGTGCGCGCGCACGCAATGGCCGGCATCCTCAAGCCGGCGCAACGTGCCGCGCAGGATGTCGGCCGCGACCGCCTGCACGACGTTCTCGCAGAGCTGGCCGGCCCAGGTCTTGATCCGGACATGACCGCGCGCGAAGCGCAGCTGCGTCGAGTAGCCAATAACCTTGTCATCGTCGTCGAGGTCGGCGACGCGCTCGTAGCGGATATCGCGATAAGTCAGGCAGCGCCCGGACGGCAGCACGGCGAGCAACGAGCCGCCGAGGTAGCTGCGCAGGTAAACATAGTGGATGCGGCCGGCCTGCTGCAGCGTGCCGGGCAATTCGAGCGCGCGGTTCGCCGCGCTCCATAGCGCGTCCCAGAAGTCGACACACCACGGGTTGGCCTCGCGCCAGTGATCGACGATCGTCCGCGCCTCGCCATCGCCGAAGTGCAATCCGTAGCTTGCGCCCATCGCCTGCAGGGCGCCGACGCCACCGCCGAAGCCGAGCGCCAGTTCGGCCACCTTGCCGCGCTGGCGGATCGGCTTGGTCACTTCCGTGATTGCGACGCGCGAGATAGCGGCTGCACTGTGCGTGTAGAGGTCGGGCAGGCTCGGATCGGCGTCGACATCACGAAAGATCTGCAGACGCCGCTCGGACCCGGCGAGCCAGGGCAGCACGCGCGCCTCGATCTGGCTCCAGTCCGACCAGACGAACACGTTCTCCGGATCAACAGGAACGAACGAGGGCCGAATCAGCAATGAGAGCTTGCGCGATACCGGCGTGGCATCGCCGCAAGCGGCGAATTCGTCGTAACTCGCCCCGGCCAGCAGCAAGTCGATCGCGGCGAACTCGTCCGGCACGGTGTCGCGCGCCAGATTGTGGATCTGGACGCCCTTGGACGAAGCGCGGCCGGTTTGCGCTGCACCATTGAACACGTATTGGCCGAACAGGACGCCGTCGACGTGGCTCGCGAGCATCTTGGTAAACTTGGCGGGGGTCTTGGAGCCGCCATAGAGCCGGATCTGCAGTACGCGCAGCACGGGCGTCAATTCTGCGATATTTGCCGCCCGTCCTTCCGTACAATTAGGACCATCCGTTCGCGGCTCTATTTGTACGGCGCTGGAACAGAACGCGATCAGCCGCTCGACCCGGCCGCGGGTCAACTGGTGCTTGGCCGGCCGCACCACGTCGCCGTTCTCGTCGACCTCCTCGTCGCGCTTGGTTAGGATCGCACGCCCTTCCGGCGGCAGCCGATCGAGTAGCCAACGGGTCATGCGGGCGACCTGATTGACCCGGGTAACCGCGCCGCCGGTCAGTTGCGCCAGGGCGTCAGCGGAACGGATATTGTCCTCGTCGGCCAGCACCGCGGCATGGCGGGCCATGGCAAGATCGATGCCGATGCCGCGCTCGTTGATCGCTTCCATGGTCCAGTATTCGCGCCATTCGGCGAGCGGCAGCTGGCGCGTGGCAAGAAATACCGAGCGCATCGACTTGACGTCGTCGCCGGCATAGTCGGTGAACTGCTGCCACTCGTTCGGATGCGACTGTGGCGTCGCGGTCGACGTCGGCAGGCAGAATAGCTTGATCAGCGCACTGCCCGCCTTGTCCTTGAGCAGCGATCCGGATTGCTTGGCGGCGGCGTCCAGGTCGGGCGGGAGGCCGGACGCCGTCGCCTGCGCCATCACGTCGATGACGTGATGTGGCTCCATGAACGGGAAATCGAGCGTCGCATAGTTCCAGATCACGCGGTCGAAGCCGGCATTCCAGGCCGCCCATACCGCGGTTCCGGCCTCTACCCGCCTATGAAAATCCCGTATTTCGATGGGCATGTCGGCCCAGGCCAGCGGCTGGTCGAAGTTGGGCACGACTTCGACGCGCACGTCGCCGCCGCCGATCGCCCAGGCGAGCATGATCGCGTGCGCCTCGCTCGCGTAGCGGTAGGTTCCGTCCTTGATGCCGACCGGGCCGCGTGTTTCAAAGTCAAACCAGCCGATGTCGGCGAGCGCGAAGGTCGGCCCCGGCGCGCGCTCGTCCGACATGGAGGGACCCCCTTCCGGAGGCCCCGCCACGGCTCTCAGATGGCTCACCGTGCGGCAGGACGACGACGCTGCCCGGTATGAGCCTGCTGGGTCGAGATTGGCTCCACGGGCTTTAGAACGGGCTTCGCCGGCTTATCGACGGCGGTAGCCGGAGGCGGTGCCACGGGCGCTGCCGGCGCTGCCGGCGTCGCGTCGGCGAGGTTGCCGTCCATGTCGGACCAGCCGACCAGATTGTAGATCGGCGTCGTCGTCCGGCCGTGCTTGGGATGGTCGTACCAGGAACTACCGAAGATGATGACCGGACAGGGGTGCAGCCGCCCTTCCGGCGTCGCCAATTGGCGCTGGATCTGCGCCAGCAGGCCGTCGATGGCGCGAATGCCACTGAGCGAGTTGCACTTATAGAGCACCTCAGTACCGGCATCGTCGCCGTCGAGGCATTTCAGCTCGAACGAGCGCTTTTCCTTGTAGGCGACATCGTCGATCGGGGGCGGGCAGTCGGGCTTCGGGTCGGCCATCGACGCCATCACCTCGCCCCGCATCTCCGAATCGATCCAGCAATCCCAGCCATGCGCGAGCGAGATGATATTGATCACCCAGCGCGAGCCGGGCTGCATTTCCTCGTTACTTGGGCCCCACACCCACTGCTCGTTCTTGAGCAGGCGCAGGTACGGCTTGCCGCCGCCGGGCAGTATGGTCTTGGCGCGGCTCTCGGCGATGCCGGACGCCAGCTTGTCGATGAAGTTCGCCGGCAGCGTGGTGCCGGTGCGGTTGATCATTTCATTCATAGTCCATTCTCCTGTTTCCAATTTCTGATTTACCGGGGGTGAACGCGGGCACGCGCTCACCCCCACTTGGCATAAACTCTTCTTCTAGGTCGGCATCCGACCGTTTCATGCGGCATCACCCCCTTTCAGATGTTCATGGCGCCGGGGTTGGCCTTACGGGCTCAGCTGGAACCGTCAAGGATACGACCCCTACCCTTCCGAGCCTCGCCATGTCGTACCCTTGTTTCCGATTTGTCGCGGTGACAACGGTGACAAATCTCCTTTCGTTCTCAGTTGCTGCAGTGCAGCACTGAACTGCTCGATCAGCGGCTGACGCTCGACCACCGGAGCCGGGTCGTCGGTGGCGGCGATCGTCGTCTCGTCGGTCGGCGGCGCGACGCGCAAGTCGTCCGGGATCTCGACGCCGAGCCGCTTGGCGGTGGCTTCGGCAGCAGTGAACGTGACCAATTTACGCTGCCAGATTTCGTCCTGGCCGAAGCCAAGCTCGGTCAGCTCGTTGTTGACGATGTCTTCGTCGACCCACTGGCGCTGCTTGGCCTTGGCCTTGAGCCGCCAGCCAGGGACGAGGCCGCCGTTTTCCAGGAAGGCGTGCAGCTGCTCGTCGACTTCCTTTTTCATGAGCGCGACGCTGTCGAGTAGCGCCTTGGCGCGCGCCAGATACATGCCGTAAGGGGTCACTTCACGCGCCGCGCTGTCGGCAGTCGAACGAGTGACATGGCCGAGCACGGACAAGTCGAGCAACGGTCCGGTCCACAGCGGGCAGGCGACCTTGCACGGCGCGAAGCGGCAGTGTTCGCCGCGCAGCCGCGGCGGGTCGCGTCCAAGTGCGGTGGTGACCGCATCCTGCACGTCCTCGACGAAGCGGGTGATGTCGGTCGGCGTGATCTCGGTCCAGCTCAGCGCCGGGTCGAGGCGCGGCTGGATGATGGCGCCGACCCACTTGAGCCGGCGCAGGCTCACGCCGTCGATACGACGGCGCACCGCACCGGCGACGTAGAACAGCAATTGCGGATTGACCAGATCACCGCGCGGATCGGGATAGATGGCATGCACGCCGACGCCGCCGCCGAACTTCCAGTCGACGAACAGCGCGTGAGTATCGCTCGCCATGATCAGATCGACGGTGCCGAAGGCGCCGGGAACACGGGGAAACTTTATCGCATGCTCGACCGCGAGCACATCGAAGTTAGCGCCATGTTCGCGCTCCAACGCGTCGAGCGCGTCAAGCGCGGGCACGATCAGGTTGTCCCAATCGGTCTGCCGCAGCACGCGATCGCCGAAGGTCCTACCGACATAGCGTTCCGGATGAGGATGGATACCGCCGCCGCAGTCGCGCATCACATCCGCCATGACCTCGTGCATGGCAGTGCCTTCGAGCGCATATTCGGAAGGGATCTCGGCGGAAGGGGGCAGCGCGAGAATCGCTTGGTAAGATCCTGGACAGGCCAGAAGTCGGCCCGCGGTGGAGCCGCCGACGATACTGCTATGTGCCATGATCCAAATCCAATTTGCTGTGGTCGAACATGCGGGTGAAATTGGCAAACGTCAAGCCGGTGCGTGAGAGCGCGGTCGAGGCCGAGCTGCGGACGCGCGTGCTGGCGCGTGGCGGAATGTGCGAGAAGATCATGGTGATCGGGCAGCGCGGGTTTCCCGATCGACTGGTGATTCTTCCCGGGCCCAGGGTGATCTTCGTCGAGTTGAAGCGTCCGCGCGGCAGCCGGCTCAGCCCGCACCAGCACGGGTATATTGCGCGGCTAGAAGCCCTAGGTGTAGCTGTTGCGGTGGTACGGAATAGCGCGGATATTGACCGGCTCCTGACCTGAAAAACGAAAAAGGGCCGAGGCGCTGTCACGCCGCGGCCCGATCTGAACCCTTGTCGTAGAAGGATAACAGACCTAATGGCCAATACATATCCGATTGAGCGCGCGATGCAACTGCTCGCGCTGGGCTATAACATCACGCCGAACCGCGGCAAGGCCTGCCATATCCCGGGCTGGAATACGCCGGCCTACGTGGCCGACGTGCTGACGGCCGGGCCGAAGGGCACGCCGGCCGAGCGTTGGAAAGCGCGTTTCTCGGAATATCCCACCATCGGCGTGCGCATCGATCGTGGCCGGGCGATGCTCGACATCGATGTCGACGATCCGCTGATCGAGCAATTGCTCGAGCGCATCGCCGTGATCGCGCCGGAGGTCCACGCCCGCGCCCCGACGCGCTATGGCGGCGGCACGCACAAGGTCGCGCTGATCGCGCAGACCGATATCGGGCCGGGCGAGGTCGGCAAGCTGCGCAGTCATCGCTATCGGCGGCCGGACGACGGGGTGGAGCAGCATCACTGCGTGGAGATCTTCCTCAGCTCGGCCGGCAGCGATGTCTGCAAGGCGCAGTTCGGCGCCTACGGCGCGCACACGATCGGCGTGCGCGACTACGCATGGTCCGAGCATCCGGCGCCGCTGCATGAGGTCGCGCCGCAAGATTTGCCGCTGCTGACCAAGGCGGCGGCGAATCAGATCCTCGCCGCGTTCGAGCAGCTCGCCGACGCGGCCGGGTGGGTGCGGCTCGGCACTGATGCCGGCGCGGCGGACGCGGCGTTCATCCACAGCATCAACGAAGAGACGCGGTTCGAGCTGGCTGACGGCAGCGAGGTGAACTACGCCGAGTTGTGCGACCGCTACACGCCGGGCGACGATCTGCGTTGTTCATCATCGTTCCACGGCAATGCGGGCAGCAACCGCAGCAAGTGCCAGGTCGGCGAGATCCGGGCGCTCGGCGGTGTCGTCGGTGTGTGGGACAACGAGGAGGCTGCTTGGTACGCGCCCAAGCTGGTCGACACCGAGGTGCTGGGGCAGGAGCTGAAGGCATGGGCCGCCGAGAATTATACCGGCGAAAGCATGTTCGTAACGACTTTCAGCTACCAGGATTTCTACGCCTACCTGCCCGAGCACAAGTACATCTACGCGCCGTTGGGCACGCTGTGGCCGCAGGCGAGCGTCAATGCACGGCTCGCCAAGGTCGGTCCGCTGAAGGCCAGCATGTGGCTCGACCAGAACCGGCACGTCGAGCAGATGACGTGGGTGCCGGGCGAGCCGGTCGAGATCGCGGATCGGCTATTCGCCGATGGCGGGTGGATCAGGCGGCCCGGGTCGCGCGGCTTCAACCTGTATCGGCCGCCGGCCCCGCCGAAGACGGGCACGGGCGATGCGAAGCTCTGGCGCAGGCATGTGGAGCGCATCTATCCCGACGAGGCGGAGCACGTCGAGCAATGGTGCGCGCAGCGCGTGCAGCGGCCGGCCGAGAAGATCAACCACGCGCTGGTGCTGGGCGGCAACCAGGGCACCGGCAAGGACACGCTGCTGGCACCCTTGAAGCACGCGGTCGGGCCATGGAACTTCAGCGAGGTCGGGCCACAGCAGCTGCTCGAACGGTTCAACGGGTTTCTCAAGTCGGTGGTGCTGCGCATCTCGGAGGCGCGCGATCTGGGCGAATACAATCGGTACGCCTTCTACAATCATACCAAGTCGATCATCGCGGCACCGCCGGACGCGCTGCTGGTCGACGAGAAGAACCGGCATGCGTACTACATCCCCAATGTCTGCGGCGTGGTCATCACGCTGAACGAGAAGGACAGCCTCTATCTGCCGCCGGACGATCGACGGCATTTCGTGGCGTGGTCGAACGCCACCAAGGAGGATACCGACCTCGATACCGAGTACTGGGACCGGCTCTGGCACTGGTACGCGAACGGCGGCCTGGACGCGGTCGCATGCCACCTCGCCGGCCTGGACCTGTCCACCTTCCACGCCCAGAAGCCGCCGCGCCAGACCGAAGGCTTCCGCACCATGATGAACCTGTCACGGATGCCGGAAGACGCCGAGATGGCGGACGTGCTCGACGCGCTGAGACGGCCGGATGCCGTCACGCTGGAGGACGTCGCGGGGTGTGCCTTCGACACCAAGCGCGCTGATTTTGGACGCTATTTGACGGATCGGCGCAACGCGCGGAAGTTCATTTTCCGCTTCGCGGCGTGCGGCTACTCCCCGGTCGACAACCCCGACGCCAAGGACGGGCTCTGGGCAATTGCGGGAAAACGCCAAGTTATCTATGCGCGGGACGAGGGGCTCGGAGGTAGTGGGATAAAGGCGGCGCAGATGCGGGCCGCCGAGGCGGACGAGGTGTCGGCGACGCCGCGCTGGTATCCGGGTGTAGTGAAATAGGTCGAATCGGCTAAGTCAGTGATCGATCTTCTCCAATAAATCGCACAACCGTATTCGGTCTTCTTGATCTTCAAAAGGTAAAATAATATAGGATGAAACAGCTAAAGGTTGCATAACGGTTGTGCGATTTATTGGAGAAGATTGATCACTGATTTGACCTACCAGACCGACGACGACGGCGTCGTAGTTATGCGAAAATTGCATGGCTAAGAGAGAGGTCCGGTGAAGAAAAACAGGGTGACGACAATAAAAGGCCTTGCCTTTAATTCTTAGGTGTGCGACAAAGAACTGAGCCGGTTGGTGCCGGCGCCAACCAAGGGGTTCCCTGATGCTGAGCCAGCTCGAACTGATGCAGAAGGCCAATGAGATCGCTGCGGCCGTGGACTGCGGCCGGATTTCCGCCGCCAAGCGCGGCCGCAACCCGAAGTTCCCCTACGTGCCGGTGATTGATTTCGGCACGCGCACCGAGCAGGTGCGCTGTCTCGCCTACGTCACTCGTGAGGAGGCTCTTGCCGCCGCTGCCGCCACCATCCAGGCGCGGCGCAACGATCTGCGGCAGAAGCTGATGGACCCGCGCTACCGCGCGCTGCGCGAGCAGTACGGCTTGCCGCGCGACATCAAGGTGGAGGGCTGAACCATGACCGGCAAAATCACCGTCGAGCTGACCGCCGAGCAGGCTGAGGACATCTTCGACTGCATCAATGTCGCGAGCTTGCACTACGCCGCTAAGGCGGAAGCCGCCAAGCGCGAGTTGGGCGCCTATGACTGGCGTATTTCGAGCGCCGACAAGCTGAAGGCCTACGAGGACCGGCGCGACCTGTTCAACAAGCGCTGGGTCGAGTTTTATCAGGTGATCAAGCAGCAGCGGAAAGTGGAGGCGGCGTGATGCAGACGAAGCCGACCTGCCCTCACTGCGGCGCTCCGCTGCGGCGCAAGCGCTTCGGCGTCCCGATGTCGCCGCTCAAGACGAAGCTGGTCGACATGCTCAAGGCGGCCGGCAAGGAAGGCCTGCTGCTCGACGCCATCCTGGAGCGGCTGCCGCTCGGCGGTGATCCGGATCCGACCAAGCGTAAGCGCGCGCTCAACGTCCACGTCAACCAGATCAACAATAAGCTGGAGGATACCGGCTGGCGCATCTACGGGCGGTCGGGCCGAAAATTTATGGTTCACTATTAAAAAAGGCCTTGCCTATAAAGTTAAGACGTGCTTTAACTGATGACACCAACCAAGGAGCTGCCCGATGACCCGCTACCACACCCTTTCCTGCCCGACCTGCAGCCGCCAGAAAATGGTGGCGGTTCCGTCGACCACGTACTTCTCCTGCTGCGACGCCTTCGACGTCGAGGTCGAGCTGGTGCGCGACGGCATGCTGGTCAACATCGTTGCCACCTGGGAGCCGGCGCGCGAGGAGCCCGCTAACTGCGTGTGGCGCGATGCCGAAACCCCCTTCGCCGCCAACCATTGAGGACCGCCATGACTGAAGCCCAAGCCCGCAAGCTCGCTGATTTCGATCGCAACTATCGCCCGATGCGGTTGCGCAGTGGTCGCTGGATCGTGTGGGACGACAGGTCCGAGCACGAGGTCGAGTTCAACGAGCACGAGTTCAACGGTCCACTGACTGAAACCGATTAACGGAGAACGAACATGCAGATTCAGACCAACAACCCGATCGACGCGCTCGGCGCCATTAAGGCGCAGATTGCCGACCTCGAGGCGCAGGAAGCGATCCTGCGCGCTGCCGTGCTGGCGCTTGGTGACGGCAAGCACGAGGGCGAGCTGTTCCGGGTGACGGTGACTACGGTCGACCGTGCGACGCTCGATATGTCTGCGGTACGCGCGAAGTTAAGCCCGCAGTTCATCACGGCGCATACCACCGTGAAGCAGGTCACCAGCGTGAAGGTGGCAGCGCGATGAGCGGTTTCAACTTTCTTTGCACCATCGTCGCGCTGCTGATCGCAGCCCCCTTTATCGTTTATGGGGCGTTGATGCTGATCGTCATGGCGATGGCATTGCTGCAGATGGTGTTCTAATGAACAAGCTTTCCGATACTGCCAGGGCCGCGCTCGCGGGTGCCTATGTGACGCGCGGCAAGCACCGCGGGCAGTTGCTGGTGCCTGCCCACGTTCCAACACGCTGGCGGCAGCGGCATGGCAAGGCGCCATGATGTCTTGCAACGTCTATCAGGCTTCCGTTGCGGCCGTGTTGTTCATGAGTGCAGAGCAGAAGGAAATCTATCGCGAGGTGATGGCGCATTTCGATGCGCTGCCGCGCGAGTATCGCATCATGGCGCAGCGCGATCGCGAAACGCTCGAAGCGCTCGGGGTGTGGTGATGGCGCAGCGCATGCACTGTCAGATCTGCGGTCGGGCGATCCTTGCCAGTATGGGCAGGATCGCGCATCACGGCTTCGAGCGTGTCGGCTACGGCAATACGCCGAGTTGCTTCGGCGCGCGCAAGCTGCCGTTCGAGGTGGCGCGTGATGCGCTTGGCTGGTACATCGATGCCTTGCACAATACGATCGCTGCGATGCGCAAGGCGCGTACTGAGGTGGATACCGAGCATACCCGGTCACACTCGTTTACACCAAGCGTGCCGGTTCCTGGTCGAATAAGACTGTTAGGCTCGCGCTGACGCGTGAGAACTTCGAGCGCGAGATCGCGCAGCATCGTGGCTCGTTTTACCTCAACGGCGCGACTTTCGACGATTGCAAGGCACGCGACTTGCGCGATCGCGATGGCCGGATACGCATGCAGACCGAGTTCCTGGCCGAGCTGGAAGCGCGCCATGCTGGCTGGCAGCAGACCCATAAGCGCGTGGGGCGGCGATTGGGTGAAATTGTAAGTTATTGAAAATACTTGACAAAATTGAAATGGGCGAGAACCCCTTGTTGCTGGCATGGGGTTCTCGCCCGCACGTTGTTGTTGTGCTAAAGCGCTCTGCTCAGATCAATGGTGAGCAGAGTGGCACGATCAGGCGGTACCTGGAAAAAGGGCGGCCCGTCGCCTAATCCGAAAGGGCGTGCGCCTGGACCGACCATGCCGACTCTCCTGCTGAAGGAAGCGTTCTTGCGCGCAGCGAATACCGCGGGCGGCGGCGGTGATGATGGCTTGCACGATTATCTTGTCGGCGTGGCGAAGACGCATCCGCAGGTGTTCGTGCCTGCGCTTTCCAAGATCATTCCGTTTCAGGTTGACGTGAATGCAGCCAAGATCACCGTCGAGGTGATCCGCTCGCTTCGAGCCGTTGCCGTTGACGATCGAAGCACAAGAAGCCGAACGGCCATGCGATAAACGGCAATGGCAAACCTCCAGCTTCCGAATAACTGGCGACCGCGGTCGTATCAGGAGCCGCTGTTCTATCATCTCATCGACGGCGGCAAGCGCGCGCTGGCGGTGTGGCATCGCCGTGCCGGCAAGGACGACGTCGCGCTGCACTTCGCAGCGTGCGCCTGCGCAGGAGCGCATCGGAAATTATTGGCACTGCCTTGCCGGAATACGAGCAAGGGCCGCAAGGCGATCTGGACCGCGGTCAACGCACATAGCGGCGTGCGTCGCATCGATGAAGCGTTTCCGCGCGAGCTGCGCGCCAGCACCGACGACAATTCCATGTTCATTCGTTTTCAAAACGGATCGACATGGCAGGTGATCGGCAGCGATCAGGTACGACACGACGGTCGGCTCCGCGGTCGCGGGCATCACCTACAGCGAGTGGGCGCTCGCGCATCCTGGTGCGTGGGGCTATCACCGCCCGATCCTCGAAGAGAACAACGGCTACGCGCTGTTCATCACGACGCCGCGTGGACGCAACCACGCGAAAACTTTGTACGACATGGCGCTGAAGAACGATCGCTGGTTCGTCTCGCTGCTCACCGCGCACGACACCGGCGCGCTGAGCGACGAGCAGCTCGACGAAGGCGCTCACGGAGTATCATGCGCTATTCGGTCGCGACGTTGGACAGGCGCAGTTCGAGAGCGAGTACCTCTGCAATTTCTCGGCGGCAATTCTCGGCGCCTACTTCGCGCTCGAGATGATCGACGTGCGACGTGAGAAGCGCATCATCGACGTCGAGCACGATCCCGATCTTCCGGTGCACCGTGGTTGGGATATTGGTGTGCGTGACGACACGGCTATATGGTTTTTCCAAATGCGGGGGGCACAAATTATGTTTCTTGATGTCTACGGTGCGAGCACGGTCGGCGTCGAGCACTATGCCGAGGTGGTCGAGCGCAAGCGCGCGCTGCACGGCTGGCGCGACGGCATCGACTACGTGCCGCACGATGCCAAGGTGAAGGAGTGGGGTTCGGGGCGAACGCGTGTCGAGAGCATGAGCGCGCTCGGGCTCAATCCGCAGCTGGTGCCCAACCTGGGCAAGCTCGACGGCATCGAGGCGGCGCGGCGCACGCTGCCGCTGGCGATTTTCCACCCGCGCTGCGAGGAGGTCGGCATCGCGGCGCTGGAGCAGTATTGCCGCGAATGGGACGCCGAGTTGAAGGCGTTCAAGCAGGAGGAAAAACGCAACTGGGCGACGCACTACGCCGACGCATTCAGGTACAGCGCCTAGCGTGGAAGCTGCTTCCGGTGGTAAGGGTGCAGGAGCGATTCCCGTCAGGATGGTTCATCCCGACCGCCCGACGAGCCGAACATCCGCCGCCCCGGGAGGATCGAGTTGTGATGAAGAGCGCGCCCGACGAGCGCATGTCGCTTCTCGCCAGCGGTATCCACAACGCGCTCACCGGCCTGTACGAGGGCGCCACGTTCGAGTTCGTGCTCGTGGTTGCGCTGCCGGCCAACCAGGACGAGGTCACGCTCAGCACGATAACCGGCATCACTAACGCCGATCATCTGCGCACCATCGCGATCCATCTCAACGCCATGGCCGACGCACAGGACCCCTTCCGCTCGACGCGCTCGACGACAACGACGTGAAGGGGCACGCATGACGCAGCTGCACGAGGATACGTTCTGGGACGCCAAGCCGAACGACGAGCAGCTCGCCAGCATGCAGGTGTGTCGCGAGGCCTGCGAGCAGTACGCGCGCACGCTCGCCGAGATCGTGCCGGACGGCGCCGACAAGACCTACCTGCTGCGCAAGCTGCGCGAGCTTGCGATGTGGGCGGATGTGGCGATCACACGCAATGCGGACGGGAGCCCGCGCGGAGATGACGAACCGGCAGCCGCATGAGGCCAAGTAATGGCGATTTCGCCGCAGCTGATACGCGCGGCCGGCCGGCTTGCGGCGGCGCGCTCGGCGCGACGTAATGTCGGTGGGCCGAGGCGCTCGGCGAGCACAGCCAGTCGGTCAACTCAAGTGCGATCAGCCGCGTCGGCTATAACGAGCAGGACCAGACGCTATCGATCACGTTCCTGCAGAGCGGGCGCACCTACACTTATTACGACGTGCCGATCACGATCTATCAGGGCTGGTGCGGCAAGCTCGCCCGGGCGCTATTTCAACTTCACCGTCAAGAATCGCTACAGCTTCAGCTGATGAGGAGGGCGCGTCATGATCGGTACTCTGATCGGCATCATCTTCGCATTGATCGTGCTCGGCGTGCTGTGGTGGGGCATCCAGCAGTTGATGGCCTTGATCCCGATCGCCGAGCCGTTTCGTACCATCATCTATGTGGTGTCTGTGATCATCCTGGTACTGGTCGTGCTGTGGATCATTACGGTGTTGCTGGGCATGGCTGGTGTTCATGTTCCAGGATGATCTGACATGAAAGTTTCCGATCCGCGCACCAAGCTCAGCGATGAAGTCAACGTCTTCACTGAGCCGAAGAACGCTGAGGCGTGGCTTGAGCTGATCCGCGAGAGCGAGCGCGCGTTCGAGGAATGGAACGAGGCGTGCGACAACATCGATAAGATGTACGCCAACCTCGAACGGCTGCGCGCGCAGCGTGACAGCCAGTTTCAGATGTTCTGGTCGAACGTCCAGGTGCTCGGCCCGGTAATCTATGCGCGCCCGCCGATCCCGGTGGTGGTGCCGAAGTTCAAGGACCGCCGGCCGATCCCGCAGGCCGCGAGCGAGATGGCCGAGCGCTGTGCCAACGTCGCGTTCGATCTCTCCTACATCCATTCCGCGTTGAAGCTGGTGCGCGACGGCGTCTCGCTGCACGGCCGCGGCGTGCTGTGGTGCCGCCACGAGCTGGGCAAGAACCGTCGTCCCGAGAAGGTCTGCATCGAGCACAAGGACCGGCGCGATTTCCTCCACTCGATCTGCCGCAACTGGGCCGAGGTCGAATGGGTCGCGGCGGCGAGCTATCTGACGCGGCGTGAGGCGAAGAAGCGCTTCGCCAAATATTCCAAGGACGCCTGGGACAAGCTCGACTACAAGGTGCAGCGCGACGAGCGCGACGTCGGTGGCATGGACGACCGCGAGCGCGCCAAGATCTGGGAGATGTGGCACCGCACTGCCGGCAAGGTGGTGTGGGTGGCCGAGGGCTCGGAGGTGCTGCTCGACAGTGCCGAGCCGCATCTCGATCTGGACGGCTACTTTCCCTGCCCGCAGCCGGCCTACGCGACGGTGCAGCCGGGCTCGCTCATCCCGGTGCCTGACGTCGAGTTCTACCGCGATCAGATGGAAGAGCTGAACTCGCTGACCGGGCGCATTCACGCGCTCGCCGATGCCATCGAGGTGAAGGGATTCTATCCCTCCGGCAGCAACGAGATCGCCGATGCGATCGAAAAGGCCATGAAATTGAAATCACCGAGCCGCATCCTGGTGCCGATCAGCAACTGGGCGGCGTTCGGCGGCAGCAAGGAGATCATCGTCTGGCTGCCGATCGAGGAAATCGCCAACACCGTCCTGTCGCTGGTCGGCATCCGCAAGCAGGTGATCGACGACATCTACCAAATCGTCGGCCTGTCCGACATCATGCGCGGCTCGACCGATCCCGACGAGACGCTCGGCGCGCAGAAGATGAAGATGCAGTCCGGCGCCGTACGCATCCGCGACAAGCAGGGTGAGATGGCGCGCATCGCTCGGGATTGCGTGCAGATCACCATCGAGATCATCACCGAGAAGTTCGAGGACGAGACGATCATTGCGATGTCGCAGCAGCAATTGCCGCGCAAGGCCGACATCATGATGCAGGTACAGCAGATCACCCAGGCCGTGCAGCAGCAGTTGATGCAGATGTCGATGCAGCAGCCGCCGATGCAGCCGCCGATGCAGTTGCCGATGCAACCACCGATGCAACAGCAACCACGGCAGCCGCAGCAACCGCCGATGCAGCCGCCACCGAACCCGCAGACGCAACAGCAACAGGTGATCCAACAGGCGCAGGCCGAGATCAAGAAACTGACCGACCAAGCGACGGTCGAGGACGTGCTGGCATTCCTGCGCGACAACCGCGCGCGCTCGTTCACGCTCGACATCGAAACCGATTCTACGATCATGATCGACGAGCAGCAGGAGAAGGAGCAGCGCGGCGAGTTCGTCGCCGTGCTTGCCGGCCTGATCCAGCAGGTCGGCGGCATGATCATGCAGATGCCGCTAACCGCGAAGTTTGGTGGCGACATCCTCAAGTTTGCGATCGCGCCCTATCGCGCCGGGCGTGCGCTCGACAGCTCGATCGACGAGATGGTCGACCAGCTCAATCAGATGGCCGCGTCCGGTCAGATGCCGCAAGGCGCTCAGCAGCAGACCGGCGAAGACCCGCAGATAAAAATGCAGATCGAGCAGATGAAGCTGCAGCACGCCGCGCAGGAGAACGACAAGGATCGTCAGCTGCAGATCGCCGAGATCACCGCCAAGATGCGCACCGAGCAGGAAAAGAACCGCAACGAACGCGATGCCGCGATGATCGAGTTTCAAGGCGCCGAGAAGGAGCGGCAGGCCAAGATCATTCAGATCCAGGCGCAGATGGAACGCGACCGCCAGAAGCACGCCGCTGACCTGCAGAAGATGCAAGGCGACTTCGTCCTGAATACTCAGAAGCAGCAGATCGCGCAGCGCGGGCAAGGCGGAGAAGAAACGCCGCAGTGCGCCAGGGCATGGCGATGAAGGCGCAAGACAACGCCGTTGCACGCCAGCAGAAGGCGCAGCAATTCAATCAGGCCGCGCGCCAGAAAGACCAGCAGTTCAATCAGGCGACCCAGCTGAAGGAACGTCAGATGCTGATGCCGAAGCCGGGAGGTCCGTGATGCCGGTCGACGCAAACTTCCTGATGCAACGGCTGATGGCCGGCGGCATGTCGCAGATGCAGGCGGCGGCCGTGGTCGGCAACCTGCAGCGCGAGAGCAGCCTCAACCGCTGCGGTCAACAAAGACGAAGGCGCTTACGGGCTGATGCAATGGCGCGGCCCGCGCTTTACCGCGTTGCAACAATTCGCTGCGGAGAAGGGCAAGCCATGGACCGATCCTGGCGTGCAGGCCGACTTCATCGGGCACGAACTGCGCACCACCGAGCGCGGCAACGCGGCCGACTTCAATAAAGCGTCTGACATCGACGCCGCCACCAAGGCGTTCGGCAATAATGTGGTTCGCTTCGGCGACAAGTCGCTCTCCGAGCGGCAGGGCAACGCGCGCGCCCTCTACGGCGGCGCCGACCGGCAGGCGGGCGGCCCGGCGCTGCCGACGATGCCGCGCGCGCAACGGCCGCGCCGGCGAGCCGCGACGACATCGCCCAGCGGCTGTACCAGCAACAGTTGATGAATACGCCGAACCCGCGCGGGATCCGCGGCGGCCTTCAATCCGTTGGTAGAAGTCTTGCCATGGCAATCAAACCCCGCTCCCCGGTGGCAATGACGCAATCCTCCGGGCTGACGTGCCAACTAGGCCAACCGGAGGAGGGGCAGCTGCGGGTGGTCAAACCCTTTCCACTCCGCAGCTGCTACGCCGGCCTTTCCGGGCGGGGCTCCCCCGCTTCCCGCCCCTCGCCGGCGACGGCGCCGGGCCCCCTGACCCCGGGCCCGGATGCTGCCAGTGCGCTGCCCGGCGCCAGGATGGGCGCGCTCGCCGACCTTTCCGCCTACCAGTGACGGGGATTGGTATGGCTAACGAGCGCACCATGGTGCTGGTGATCATCGCGTTCGCGATCGTCTGCGCCGTTGTGCTGTTCGCATTCTCAACCGGGACGGGCTGAGATGGCTGATCCGTATGACGAGCTGACCGAGCTGGAGCTGATGCAGCGTGGCGTTCCGCGCATCACGGTGCGGCCGCTCGGCGTCGAGGCGCCGCCGCCCAACGACATGGCCTGGGGCCGCCCTGCCGCAGAGGGGGGCCGGCCCCGCGGGGCGGCTGTTCGAGCCGGACCTGACGCCGGCCCGAACAGCCGTCACTTCCTCCGATGGGCGCGCTCGCTGCCACCAGCGACATATGATCCGACCTTTCGCGAGCGCTACACGACGACGACGGTGCAGGAGCCCGGCCAGCCAGATGCGGCAGGTGTTCGAGCTGCCGGTCGCGCAGGCAGCACCGCGAGCGCTACGAGCGCCCTGGACTGGCAGGTCAGTCTGTTCGGCGGTGCGCGCGCCGTGGAACCGCCGCAAGCGGTGGGATCCCGACCGCCCCCGGCCCGATTTGGCTCCACCTGCGCAACCATCACGGTTCGACAAGCGCTCGATTACGGCGCCGCCCCGGCCAGGATGATTGCGGACGGTTACGCCGCCGGTCGACGAGCGTTCCATCCTGCGACCGCTATCCCGACCTGAATGAGCCCGCTCACGCCGCCAGCGTGTGGGACGCGAGATGCAGCGCCAGCAAGGCGCTCGACAAAGTTCGGCGTACGGACACGGCGCCCCTCAACATGATCGGCGCCGGGCAGGCCTGCCCGGTGCGGCGCCTACCTGGGCGGTTTCGCTCTTTTTCTCTAGGCGCGGGTGGCGGGCAGGTAGCTACCACGGCAGCACTGCCGAGAGACTCACGACTGCTGCGCCGCGCTCTGAATGCGTCCGGGCCCGGCTAATGTCTATGCATAACGACGAGCGCGAGAAATGGTCGCATGGAACATTGCCGACAGCGGCCAACTAAAGAACGTTCATAATCCGCACGAATTCGCCGTCCCGAGTCTTGGCCGAGATGGCGCGTCGTGAGCGGCGAGACACTACTTCACACCTTCGGCCGGAAACCTCATAGTGGCCAGTTCGCCGCCAGAGGAGGGTCGACTGTTTCTGCTGGCCACTGGTCAGGGTACTCTATCCGATTTACGGGCGAGGAGTACTGGGACCTGCTTTCACCAGCCGGTCCCGGACGTATGCTGCTTGTATATCTCGGCACTGCGTAATCAGTGGCTTCCTCGTCTTAGCCTGAGTGGGTTGATCCTGCGAATCTACGATGCTCGGTGCCGGTGCCAATGATCCGCGCAGCGTCGCGCTCGGTGTGGGCGCCGGGGCAGCACGTGATCCGCGCATGGGTAGCATCCTCAGTCCGATCCGTGCCTTATCATTCATCTCCGCACGACTTCGAGCGCTTCGACGTCTCCAAGATCGGTACGGGCGAGGGTGCGCAGACCTACGGCCCTGGCCTCTACTGTCCGCCGAGAACCCGAAGGTGAGCGCCAGGGCGGACAATACTGGCAGCAGTTCAAGCATCGCTTCGCTTATCAACCAGCTGAGATGGAAGCTGTCAGTGTCCTGGAGAACCATGATTTTAATCGTGCTAAGGCGATCGAGGAGCTGGAAGATTCGAAGAAGTATGACGCCGGCTACATCGGCGGCGCCACCACGCGATGACCGCGCCAATCGCGAGCGTATCGTAGCCGAAGAACCATGAGGCGCTGGAAATCCTGAAGAGTGGTCGCCCTGTTCGGCCCGCGCACTTATGAGGTAGAACATCAAGCGCGGCCAGAACAGATGCTCGATTGGGACAAGCGGCTAGCAGCAATCGCCGGAAGTACAGAAGTGCTGTCGCCGGTTTTGCTCCGCGCTACAAGCTTTTGAATCGTTCAGTCCGGGCAACATCGTTTATGCGCGGAGATGTCTGCGTTCACTAGTCTATAACCACCATTGCCAGCCAAGCGGCGCCGCGCATGTAAAACCGTTGCGTAGCGTTGGAATAGACAAGCCGCTTGCCACTCAAGCTTTGCGCGAAGCCGGCATCCCCCGGTAATCCAGCTATCTCGATCAGGGATCGCGGCACTGTGATTTCACACGACTGAAGGACAGCGCGATAAGTTTATGGCCGCATAGAGGTGGCGAGTAAGAGCAGAACAGCGCCGATGACGTTTTTGAGCCGCAAATGCAAGCGCTGGTCAATCTAGAAGAGGCACGCGGCCGACCAGCAACTACGTTGTGTTCGATCCCGGCATCATCGACATCGTGAAGAAGTACGGCATGGCCGGCGCGGCCCCGGCCGGCATGGGTGCGCTCGCCGCACAAGATCGATATAACCCGCGCAATGAGGAGGCGACAATGGCGAAGAAGGCGAAGAGCGATGATTGGACCGAAGTAGACGACGACAGTCAACAAGCCAGGGAAAACCCGCAGGCTGCCGAGCACGAGAAGGCCGCTTCCGCGCAGCAAACCGAGCTGCAGTGGACGAGCTGCCGCCCGAGAACGTCGATGTGATGCCGGACCGCTGCCGTCAACGTGGCGCTGAACAATCGCGAGGGACGCGATGACAAGCCCGTCGACGCCGAGAAGCTCGCCGAGCAGGACCGCAAGGCCGATGCCGAGCGCAGCGAGAAGCTCGCCAAGGAAGAAGAGGCCGAGGCCAAGAAGGCCGGGCGCGAGCCAACCAAGCCCGCCGGAAGCAGCTACGCTGCTCCGAGCGCGAGCCGCTTCCCTCGACCGAGGAGTTGCAGGGCATGAGGCGCAGCGAGACTGGATGAACTGGCAGAGGCGCGCGGTGTCGATATCAGCGACGCCAGCAACAAGGACGACGTCATCGAATTGCTGCGCAAGGACGCGCGCAGGCGCAAATAGGAGGATTGACCATGGCTGCCCCGACCACTGCACTTGATCGAACCACCACGGCAACGCCGGCCAACCCGACGCCACCGACCAACGTGGCCGCCCTCCTGGCAGGGCACGCCACCGACGCCGGCCGGCAAGGTGCCGGATCAGGCGCTCGCGCCTGACGAGGCGAGCAAGGGGGTCTTCCTGACCCCGCTCGATGCCGCGACCGCAATCGGCCGCGCGGAGGGCTCCGGCACCGAGGTGCATGACACCACCAACCCGCGCGCCGTCATGCACAGTACCAACGGCTCCTATACCGAGGTGCCGAACAAGACACATCCATCGTCGATGTCGCCTTTGACGGTTCCGGCGCTTGCCTCGATCTCGCCGACCACCACGACGGCTGGCGCGGGCACGATTGCGGTGACGCCTGACCGGAACGACCTTCACGCCGCAGACCAAGGTCACGGTGGACGACGTCGTGATCGACTCGACCTACGTGTCGGCGACTTCGATTACCGCCAACGTGCCGAAAGCGTGCGCTGGCGGGAACGCGCAACATCGGCATCAGCCTTGCTGATGTTCCGCTGCTTACGCCGCGCACGCTAACGTTCACTTAAACTGCGAGGAAGCCATGGCCTTGCCGGTCGTAATCAAGGCGTCGGGTGGTTTGCCAGTCATCGTCTCGACCACCGGCTATGGCTTGCCCATGACGGTGGCGACCAACGGCTTTGGCATCGCCGTCACGCAATCGACCACCGGCTTCGGCCTGCCGGTGGTCGGCATTACGTTCGGACCGGACGTCACGGCTCCCATCATCACGTCGAGCGCCAGCGTCAGCAATGTCGAAAACACGGTGCTGGCGCATACGCTGGGCGCCAATGAACCAGTGACGTGGTCGATCATCGGCGGCGCCGACATGGCGCGGTTCGAATTGTCGGGCAGCACGCTGCGCTGGCTCTCCAACGGCGTGAAGGACTTCGAGGCGCCGAACGATGCCGACGCCAACAATGTATATCTGGTGCAGGTTCGTGCAGTCGACGCCGCCAGCAACGGAACCAATCAGACCATCTCGGTTACGGTGACCAATGTCACGGGCGTCGCTCCGGCAGCTCCGGTGCTCGATCTCGTGACGGATGAAACCGACAACACGCCGGACTTCACGCTAACCGGGGATCTCGTGCTGGGCGATACGGTTCGCTTCCAGTATTCGACTTCCGCGACGTTCGCCGGCACGAGCGAATTGACCAACACGATCGATGCCGGCGAGGACGCAGCGAACTCAATTATCTTCACGACTGGCGCGCTGTCGGGCGGTCCTTGGTACTTCCGCGCACGCATTGAGCGTCCGGACCCCGAAGGGGCATTGATCCAGTGGCTGGAGCAATACCGAAACGATCACCTATCCTTCGCTGTATAACAGGCCCTGGCGATCTTGTTTCCGGTGCGCTTGGGTGGTGGGTTTACGTGCGTATAACGCCGCGTATTGTACGGGGAGCAACCCGGCAATCGACATTGTTGATCAAGCCGGCGCCAATCCGCTGACTGTCAATATCCGGTCTAACGGGGAACTTGATGTTGCAGCAATTACCGCGTGGGTGACTTCACACTCTGTTACCGCAATTCAGATTACCAAGCTATATGGATCAGACCGGCGGCAGTGTTGGTGATTTGCCAGGGGTGCCGGGTATTTGCCTAGATTGGAACTTAACGCTGCCGGACTGGGTTCTGGCAAGGCCGCAATGAGGTTTTTACCAAGCTTCCCCGGAATATTTCGCGGCTTTTGAAAACAGCGGGTAACGCAACTTTCAACCAACCATTTTCTACTTCTGGCGTTGCGTGTGTTGACGCAAGTTCCGCATCGACATATCTTTGGGGAGGTAATCCCAGTAATAATTTCTATACCAGATATAACGCTGGTGCGTTTGCATTTCAGGCCGGCGGTGGTGAAGTTGTTGGTGGTGCATCTGCTACCGGAGTTTTCCGTACCATACAGACTACGGCGAACGGTGATAATACCGGAAATATCTGCACCGACGGGGCAGACGTTGCTGGGTCTGGTGTCGGTTCGGGAAACTTTACAGGCGTGCCATTCCGGCTGGGTGGTGGGCCATCGGCTGTCATGGAAGGACGCATCTGTGAATTCGGCAGATGGCCGGGTGTATTTCGTCAGGAAACAAGAGCGCACTTAATACCAACCAGCATGCTGCGTGGGGGTTCTAGTGACTAATGTCTCGGCGTTAAGTGTTACTGCGACAGGCACCACGCAGACTCGTACGCTCGGGGCACGTCTCAGTGACGAGCTTAACGTTTTGGACTTCGGGGCCGACCCCACCGGGGTAGCAGACAGCACGACCGCCATTCAAAATTGCTTCAACGCCGCTTTCGGTTCCTATACCAGTCCTCATGGCGGCCTTAACGGCATCCTTAATAAGCCTGTATATTTTCCAAACGGCAACTTTAAAGTCTCCCCTCCGATAAGCGCAAGAGCGATCACCGGGACGACGAATGCAAGCGGCAAAATCCGGGATCGTCACCTCGAGCACGTCTTCCACTCGTAAATGGGAGATATGGTTTATGTTCGCGGCGTCGGGGGCACACCGTTCGCGAACGCTCCTTTGAGGTCGCCAATGTCACCGCGACGACCTTCGATCTGGTGGGGCACCAATTACCAACAGTGCCTACACCAGCGGCGGCACTTGGTGCCCACCGTGCCTGAAAGTCCGTAGTGTTTCCGGTGGGCGGATTATCGGCACCGGGATGGGTTTCTACTGGGTTATATACTGACACAGATTATTGCGCGCTGATCTCGAACCAACGGTAATGCAATACAGTCTTATCGAGGGCATATCCTTCGCCTGCAGCACCGGAGGGATTGCCTTCGATCTTAACTTGGGCACCGCTACTAACTGTAAACCTCCAAAGCAATACGTTTACCAAGTGTTGTTTGCCGGTGGCTCTCACCGGCCGGATTATGGCTGCGCGGTTGGGTTCGGAAACGTGATGGGGTCCGAGAATACTTGGTCTTGGTGCAACTTCTCTGGCTGGACGTTGCCGGTCTTTATATCCACGGCCAGAACTCTGTTGACAATACCATCTTTGGCGGCAATCAGGCATCAAACAAAATCGGCATTTTTATCAACGGTGGGTCGTGCCCGTGGATTCATGGCATCAGCTTTCAGAACTATCAGGCGGAAATTCCTGGAACCGGCCGAGCCGCTTGGGATATCCATATCGGCAACAGTCAAGGTGATGCTTTACTCGGTCGACGGATGTCGCAGTGAGAGCTATAGGTTTTCTTTACGCCCCGGTGGGCTGGGATCAGCTGACCATAGCTATTGATGGTTGCTCTCATCTGGCCGGAATTGATGCGAGTTCTGCGTTCTATGTCGGTAATGCAGATACGACAATTACTGGTTGTCGGTCTGTTGGCGGATATGTCGGCGGCGAAGGCAAGCTGACCATTTTCAACTCCGGGGCTTCGGAAACGCTAATTACATCACTGATTACGCGACGAACCATAATTTATGTTTATCTTGAGGTGCATCCGCAGCGGATCGTGGCTTTAACTGCATCCAGATCGATGAAATCGGAGGATGGCAGCGCCAAATTACAGTGCAACAGTGCCAGTCCGATAATCTACACGATAGTGAAGAATTCGGACGGATCATGCAGGCTCGGCGCCGGTACGTATATCGACCTGCAGCGAATGGGAGCTGGTGCAGTGACAGTCGCGGCAGCGGTGGGCGTTACTGTTAAGAGCAGAAACAGTTTATTATCAGTGAACGGGGTGAATGCAGTCGCGAGATTGGTCTGTGACGGGACCGACACGTGGACGCTCAGCGGGGACCTCGTGTGATGTTGGTCGATGACAATGGAATATCGAACTTTATCGACGATCTCGGGGTGACGAGCTGGGTTGACGATATCGGGCAGGTGCTCGGTGGTGGCACTTCTGTACGAACTTTTACCATCAATCTGGTATGACCATGGACGTGCGATTGATCGAATATACACCGGGAAAATGGCGCGTCGATCGGAGCGAGATCCCGGTTGCGCGCTCGGACCTGCCGCTACCTTATGTCATCAGTGATACGATGCCGCCGACCGAGCAGGTCGATGGGAAATTCTACACCTCAAAAGCGGCATTCCGAGCGGTCGGCCGCGCGCTCGGATTGACCGAGGTTGGCAAACGAGAAACCGCGGCCGGAAACAACGATCGGCGACAGCACACGAGCAGCGCGTCGTGCGCCGGCGCGTGGTCAAGGACGCGATCGAGAAAGTTCGGGCAGGTCATTATGAACGACACCACCACTCAGACGGCAGACGCCGGCAGCCCGCCGCCGAGCGTTCCGACCGAAGTAACGATACCTGAGCAGTCGCCGGAGCCGCAGCACGGCAGCACCGGCGTCCAGGCTCCTGACAAGTCGGGCCGAGCAGATCGCGCATGAGCGTACCGCTGGCCGGCGCGAGGCGATCGAGCGCGCGTTCGCCAAGTCAGCCGCCGCACAGGAGGGCAAGAAGGCTGCCGAGGAGGACGGGAAAACCCCCGGTGAGGATCGGGGAAAAGGGGAGGAAAAGTCTGTCGCAGCCGCGCGAAAAAGGTCGTTTTGTTTCGTCCAAGCCGACCGCAGGAGTAACGACGGCCGACGAGGACGGAAGGCAGCCGGCGGAAGCGCAACCCCCCATCAAGCACGCTCCGCTGGCTGCCGATGCTCCCTATCGCGACGCCCCGCCGCGCTTCAGCGAGGCGGCCAAGGCGGACTGGGACGCGGTGCCGGAGAGCGTGCGCGGTGCGATGCATCATGCGCTTCATGAGTATAAGAACGGCATCCAGCAATACCGCGCCGGAGCGGAGGCGTTCCACGAGCTGCGCGAGTTCCACGAGCAAGCGCAGCGGAGCGGCACCACCATCAAGGGACGCGCTCACCAACTATACCGGCATCGAAAAGCAGCTGCGCTCGGACCTGTTCGGCGGCATCGACCTGATCATCAACAACATGCAGCTGCCCGGCCCGAACGGCGGGCGCTACAGCGTCTACGACTTCGCGCGCGACGTGCTGCGGCTGACCCCGGAGCAGCACCGACTGGTGCAGCAGCAAAACCATTCACAGGCGCAGAACCTGCAGATCGGCAAGCTTCATCAGCAGATGGAGAGGCTTGCCACTGGCTTTCAGCACATGCAATATCAGCAGGAGTTCAAGAGCACGCGCTCGGTGATCGACAAGTTCGCCGACACGCATCCCGGCTTCGATGAGCGTCTCGACCTCATCAAGCAGGAGATGGATCTTGGATGGCCGCTCAATGCTGCGTATGAGCGTGCCATGAGGCTCCGCCCGATGGGCCGACACGACGATCCGGCAACGGATCAACACATGCGGCTCAGACCCGCGACACGACGGCTCAGACCCGATCAGACGAGGTCGATCGCTCGATCTCCGGTGCCCCGAACGGCGGCACCCCTGCATCGCAGCCGCGCGACGCCCGCAAGAAGGTGTCGTCCCGCGACGCGCTCAAGTCTGCATTCCGCAAAGTCAGATCGGGAGTCTAGCCAATGCCTAACGTCACCACGGACGTCAATTATCAACAGGTCCTCTCGATGGCGCTCGAAGAGCGCTCATCGTCCTACGAGGATCTTGTTTCCAACAATAACGCTCTGCTTGCGCTGATGCGCAAGAAGGGACTGTGGCGGACCTACTCCGGCCCGCGCATCCGCCAGACGCTGCAGATCGGCAAGGCCGATGCGCAGTGGTACTCGGGATACGATCAGCTTCTGAATCCCGCGATCGACATCTTCAATGACGCCTTCTTCTCTCCGAAGATGGTCGTCGTTCCCATCATCCTGTCCATGCAGGAGATTCTCAACAACGAAGGCGAAAGCCAGATCATGGATACCCTGGAATCGTACATGGACGCCGCCGAGCGTTCACTGGAAGATTCCATGGACGTTGCGATGTACAGCGCGGGGACGGCGAACGGTGGCAAGCAGCTCACCGGGCTCGCGACCGCCGTGCCGGTGCTGCCGAACACCGGGGTCTATGGCGGCATCGATCGCGCCGCCAATGCGATCTGGCGCACCAAGACCTACGACCCGAGCAGCGGCGCCGGCTCCGAGACGTGGCCGGCAGCGCTCGGCACGCAGGTGTCCTCGACACGATCCGCCCGCAACTCAACTACATCATGACCAAGCAGTCGCGCGGCCGCAGCTATGCCGACCTGCTGCTGATGAGCGCCGAACACTATGCGGCCTACGACGCGGCGACAGTTGCGATTCAGCGGCAGACCAATGAGAGCACGCTCGGCAAGCTCGGCTTCTCGACGCTGAATTACATCGGCGGCGGCAAGCGCGCGGAGATCGTGCTCGACGGCGGCATCGGATCGAACATGCCGGCCGATACGACATTCGGTCTGAACACCGACAGCTTTCCGCCTGCGCTACAACGCCAATCGCAAACTTCGACAAGCTGTTCAAAGGCGACGGGCAGATGCCGATTGACAAGGATGCAATCGCCCAGTTCATCGGCTGGATGGGCGAACTTACGGTTGTAAATCCGATGTTCAACTGGCGGTTCCGCGACAGCAATCCGGCCGCCTGACGATCAACTACGGAGGCCGGCCGGACCGCCGGCCTCCTCGCTTCAGGAGAACGACATGGCTAAACAGGATGCCGGCCTCACGCCGCTATTCAAAAATATCGCGATGAAGAACCCCGGCAAGAGCACGGCTGCCGGCCGGCCGATCTTCGACGACGTCGAGGTGGTGGAAATCCGCTTCGCCGGTACGCGCGACTGCTACGTGTTCCCGTCAACCGAGTATTCGCACTTCGAGGACGACGAGGAAACCGGCGAGCGGCGCAGGATCACCTACGCGGAGCGCTGGCCCAGGCAGTAATCAGCAGTTCAAGGCGAAAACCGCGCAGACCAAGGAAGGCACGCCGCTCGACTATCTGCCGTTCTTGACCGAGGGCAAAACGCGCGGAGCTGCGCGCGCTCTCGATCTACACCGCCGAAGCACTTGCTGAACTGGACGGGCAGCCGCTGAAGAACCTTGGGATGGGCGGACGCGACCTGAAGAACCTTGCCATCGATTATCTCGCGTCGAGTGACCACAATGCCGTGGTCATGCGCATGCAGCAACAGATCGAGGCGCTCTCTGCAAAACTCAGCGTAGCGCAGGAGGAACGCCAATATCTGGCTGCCCCACCCAAGCCGGAGCCGGAAAAGCCGTTGCCGCCAGATGACGACGAGGAAGACGAGGACGATAACGAGGACGAAGACGGCGAGGGCGAGCCGAAGGTCGCGGCGTCGGCCAATGTCAGCGAAGAGTTCGTCGGCATGAACCGCGCCCAGCTGCGCGCCTTCATCGCCGAGACGACGGGAAAGAAACCGATCGGCAACCCGTCGATCAAGACGCTGTTGCGCATGGCAGAGGACGCGAGGGATTGATCCATGACGGTCCAGTCGGTGGTGAGAGATGTCTGCGCCGTCGTCGGCGTGCGGCCGCCGCCTGGATCGATCTTCCTGCTGCCGACGCAGGACCGCACTATGTGGGAGATGGTCCAGCTCGCCAACGAGATGGCGCAACGCATCGCATACAACACGCGCGAATGGCAGGCGCTGCGCGAGATTGCAGTTTTTCCCGGTGACGGCAGCACAACCGCGTTCCCCTTACCGGCCAACTGGCAGCGCATGCTCAAGACGTCGGAGATCTATTCGACCGCGCAACCGACACTGCCGCTGACCTTCATCTCTGATCCGGATGAATGGCTGACCGACGAGATGAACGGTTGGACCGATCCGGGCGGAGCGTGGACCATCTATGGCGACCAGCTGCATGTTCGCCCGGCTCCCGCTGCCGGCGTGCAGCTGAAATGCTGGTACTTGCAGAAGAACTGCGTCGTCCTGGCCGGCGGCGGCTTCGGCGACATTTTCGTCAACGACGCCGACACCTTCCGCCTGCCAGAGCGGTTGCTCAAGCTTGGAATGATCTGGCAATGGAAGTCCAGTAAGGGCGGCACCTACGCGGAGGACATCGCGAACTACGAGGACGCGCTGACGCAGGTCATGGGATCGGACAAGCCGTCGCCGATCCTGGTCGGGCGGGCAGACCTTAAGCGTTGCGGCAAACGCGAGCTACCCGTATCCGACGCCGAGCGCGCCTGAGACACCGTACCCATGAGCAACCGCTCGCTGCCGCACTACCGCGCGTTCCGGCGCTTTGCCGCCCCGGCGCAAGTGCAGATGCAGGTCTTGCCGAAGACCTTGCCGGCACCGCTGCGCGGCCTGATCCTGAACGAGAACCCGGCCTTCATGCAGCCGGCTGCGGCACTCGAACTTGACAACTGGTTCCCGACCGACAACGCGATCCGGCTGCGCGGCGGATCACAGAAGTGGACGCGACTCGGCGTTACCGGCACGCCGGACAACCAGCCGATCCGCTCGATGTTCAACTACATTGCCGGTTCCAACAAGAAGATGTTCGCCGCCAACGCGACGACGCTGTACGACGTGACGGCTGCCGGCAGCTTCGGCATCCCGGTCGCGCCCGCGGCGCCTAACAATGTCGTCATCACCAACGGCAACTTCTCCACCGTCACGATGGCGACGGCGGACGGCTCGACCTACCTGATCGCCGTCAATGACGCCGGGGAATACGCACTGCGCTTCAACGGCAGCACATGGCAGCAATTGCGCCCGGGCGCCACGACGCCGCCGTCGCTGATCACCGGGCCGGCCGGTACGCCGGTCGTTGCCGGGCTCGGTCTTACTCAGGTCTGGAAATACCGCAACCGCCTGTTCTTCATCCAGGGCGGCACGATGAACGCTTGGTATCTGCCGGTCTACGCGGTCGGCGGCGCGCTGGAGCAGATCCCGCTCTCGGGCGCGTTCACGCTCGGCGGATCGCTGCTGTTTGGCTGCGCGTGGTCGGTTTCGGCGGGCGACGGCATCGACGGACAAGTGCATTTTCGTCACGACCGAAGGCGAGATCGCGATCTTTACCGGCACCAACCCGGCCGACCCGGCCAACTGGAGCCAGCAGGGGCGCTATCAGATCACCTCGCCGCTGGGAAAGAAACGCATGGGTGCGCGCAGGCGGTGACGTCATTATCGCAACGGTGGACGGCCTCGTACCGATCAGTCAGGCGCTGTCGAAGGACGTCGCGCAGCTGGAGTTCTCCGCCATCACGACGAACGTCCATCCGATGTGGATGCGCGAAGTAATAGCGCGCGGGAACCTGCCCTGGACGATGTGCAAATGGGACGAGTTCGGCGGGCTCGGCGCCATGTTCGTCACTTTGCCGGGCGGCCTGCCGGGTGATTACCGCTGCATGGTGGTCAACACCCATACCGGAGCATGGTGCCGCATCACTGGATGGGACGCGCTGTGCTTCACGACGCTGAACGGCGTGATGTACTTCGGCACGCAAAAAGGCCGCATCATGCAGGCGGACATCGGCGGCTACGACACCATCACGGACGGCGCCGACGTCGACCAGCGCGTACCCTATACGGCAACCTATGTGGGCGGTTGGGAAGTGTTCGGCTCGCCGCCGAACCAGTTCACCGTGCGCCAAGCGCGCTGCTCGTTCAACACACGCGCGCTGGAGCCGTTCATTCCGCAGGTCACCTGCGCGATCAACTACGTCTACCTGCCGCTGCCGCCGCCGCCCAATGTCGGTGGAGATCCAGGGATCGCCGAGGTATGGGATCAGGGCCTGTGGGGCGACGATCACGTGCTGCCGTTCCCGATCCCGGGCGATCCGGCGGACGGCATGAGATTTGATCAACCCGCGCCACCGGCGCCGAACACGCGCTCGACCTATTGGGTGTCAATCGGCGAAACCGGCTATTCACACGCACCGATCGTGCAGGTGTCGATCAATCAGGCGGCCAAGCCCGACGTCGAGATGCTCGGCATCTCGTTCATCGCCGAGCAGGTCGGCGTCGCGGTCTAAGGGAGAAGCCCGATGGCATTCAACGAAGGACGCGACGCGATCACCCAGGCTTATCTGGCACAGCAGGGCCTGCTGCCGCCTGGAGGGCAATTCCCAACCTTCAGCGACACCGGAGGTGCTATCGCCAACTTGTACGGCGGCCCTCTCGGCGATCCGAATTATCAGGGCCATAGCCCGGCATCGTCCCAACAGAGTGACTTCCAGACTGGTTTTGGCGCGTTCGGCGGAAGGGGCGGCTCGGATCGGGAAGGTTTCGGCACGAACGTCTCCGACCCGGCCCTGGCATCGCCGACCCTTGCCGAGCCGGACGTAGGAGGACCGACACCTGTAAGCGGGTTCGGCCGCAGCGGCGACGATACGAGCGCTCAGTCGCAGGCCGCGCAGGCCTCGCAGGCGGCATCCATGGCTGCAGCAGCGATGGCGGCGCAGACGGGTGGATATGGCTTGCCGACAGGAGGCTTTGCTGCAGGCGGTGGAAAGACGGGAGCGCCGGCCGCGACCGGGTGGGGTGGCTGGAGCTGATTATGCGACTACACCTACTGGCTGCGCCTAGCACGTATGGCTCCTCGACGTTTGCCCAGCCCGGCGCCACGCCAGTATCAACAACGTCATTTACCGCTCCGCCGAGTGACGCTCCGATTGACGTGTTCGAGCAGGGGTACAACGACTTCTTTGGTGCTCCTCCTGCGGGCGCGCTTCCGTCTCCCGGTATTTTTGATCCAAGCGCAACCTTCGCCGCAAATGCTCCGGGTAGTGGTGGTCGTGGTTATGGTGACTTTGCTGCTGCAATGGCTGCGGCAAATGCGGCCGATGCTGCTGTTGCCAATTCCATGGCCAGCGCCATGGCGTCGCAGGGCGTGCCGGGTAGCGGTGGTCGCGGTGGCGGCGCCGTTGGTGGCTACGGTGACTTTGGTGCCGCAATGGCTGCGGCAAATGCTGCTGATGCTGCCGTTGCCAATTCCATGTCCGGAGCCATGGCGTCGCAAGGCTGGGGTGGTTGGGGCGGTGGCTTCGAGGGCGGGGCAGGAGTTGGTGGTGGCGATGCTGGTGGCGTTGGCGGCGTCGGTGCTGGTGGTGGCGGCGTCGGCGGCAGTGATGCCGGCGGCAGCAGCCCCGGAGGCGTCGGATGACGCTCCGCTACATATTCAACCAGGATCAGCTCGTCGCCGACTTCGTGGCGCGGGCCAAGGTCGCGTCCGGGTTCTCCCGTCGCGCCGGCTTCACTGATGCGAACCTGAAGGCGATCGGCATCGTCAACGCGGACAACGAGCTGATCGCCGGCATCGTCTATTTCAACTACAACCCGGAGGCCGGCACCGATCGAGATGAGCATCGAGGCGCTGCCGAAGCAGAACTGGCTGACGCGCACCACGCTGGCGGTCATGTTCCAGTATCCGTTCCTGCATTGCGGCTGCCAGATGCTGATGACCAGGACGGCGGCGTACAGCGAGCATGTCTGCGGATGCTGGCGGCGATGAACTTCATGCTGATCCGCATCCCGCGCGCAGGCGGGAGACCGAAGATGGCGTGCTCGGCCTGCTGACCTACGAGGACTGGATCAACGGCAAGTTCTGCAAGCGGTTCAACCACCACATTGCCGTCAAGGCGGACGAAGCGGCGTAAACAAGGGAGGCGATCGATGGGCTCATGTTGCGGCGGCAGCGCCCCACAGCCACCCAACCCGTATCAGACAGCGGCCGCGCAGACCGGCACCAACGTCTCGACCGCGCTCGCCAACTCGTATCTCGGCAACAGTCAATCAGGTCACGCCGCAGGGAACCCTGAACTACGACGTCACCAACACCTACAATTACACCGATCCATCGTCCTGGTCAGACCTACGCCATCCCGCGCTGGACCGCGACGCAGACGCCAACCGCGCAGGGGCAGCAGGCGATCAACAATCAACAGGCCACGCAGGTGAATCTGTCGGGCATGGCCAACCAGCAATCCGCCATGCTCGGCAATCTGCTTGGAACACCGTTCAATCCTACCCAGGGCAGCCCCGGCAGCCCCGCCCGTCAGAGCACCAATTTCGACCCGCAAGCCTATCTGGCGGCCTACCCTGACGTTGTTGCGGAAGCCAATCGGCTGGGAAGAAACCCCGCTGAGTATGCCGCTGCGCACTATCAATATTACGGAGCAAATGAAGGGCGTACCGCCGGGTTTGCCACTATCCCCGGCGTTGCCGCTACCGGCCCTGCCCCGGCCGCGGGCGATATCAATCGGTTGTATGGCGTCGCTGGTCCGCAATCGACCTTCGCCGACCAGCCAGCAGCGCAATACGGCTACGGCTCGGGCGGCGACATCACGCGCAGCTACGGCCCGCAGGACAATTTCAGCGCCGACCGTTCCCGCGTCGAGCAGGCGATGTTCGAGCGACTCAACCCGCAGCTCGCCATCGAGGAGGACCGGGTCAACAGCGTCTCGCCGACCAGGGCCTACGCGCGGGTGGGATGGCATATCGCAATGCCTACGACGTCTATGGGCGACAGGCCAACGACGCACGCCTTGGCGTGATCGAGCGCGGCGGCGTCGAGCAGCAGCGCCTCGCCGACATGGCGCGCAATCAGGCGACGTTCCAGAATGCCGCGCAGCAGCAGGCGGAGGCACAGAACGCGGCGCGCGGCGCGTTCTGGAACGCCGCACAGGCACAGGGATACGGACAAGCGCTTGGACGCGGTCAGTTCTACAACGCGGCGCAGAACCAAGCGCTTAATCTCGCGAACACAATTTTTGGCGCGGAGAACGTGGGGCGCAACCAATATCTAGCCGAGCAGTATCAGCAGCGCGCGCAGCCGATCAACGAGATCGCCGCGCTGATGACCGGCTCGCAGGTGCAGCAACCGAATTTCGTCAACGCGCCGCGCAACCAGATCCCGACCACCGACGTGGCCGGGCTGATTAACCAGAACTTCGCGCAGCAGAACGACATCTACAAGACTCAGCAGCAGAGCTGGAACGACATCATGGGCGGCTTGCTCGGCGCGGGCGGCAATGTCGGCGCCGCCTACCTTCGATCCGACCGCGACGCGAAGGAGAACGTCGTGCCGATGGGCACAGTGTTCTCCGACAACGGCAAGAAGCTGCCGATCTACCAGTACAATTATAAAGACGATCCAGCCGAGCGCCGCCACGTCGGCCCGATGGCGCAGGACGTCGAGAAGATCAAGCCGTCCGCGGTCGCCGAGATCGACGGCGTGAAGCACATCAACCTCGATCGCATGGGCTCGGTCTTCGGGAGGGGCGCACATGGCTGATGAATTAGTCAGCAACCCGGATGTTTCGAGTTTCTTCTGGGCTGATGCCGCCCAAGGCATGACGCTCGACCAGCTGAAGGCACGCCGCGCCGTTGCAGCAGCGCTGGCCTCGCGCGCACGCCCTTATCCGAAGACGATCGGTGAAGGGATATTCTCCGCGTCCGACAGTCTGGCGCAGGGGTTCTCCGACCGGCAATTGGCGCAGGCTGAAGCCATCCAGCGCGCGCGCGACGAGGCTGCGGAAACGAAGGCACGTGCACCGGCAGCGCCTGCGGAACCGGCAACGCCTGCAGGTCCGGCGGGCGGCAGTGCGCTGCTCGACCTGCCGCCTGCGACGGCGCCGGCCAACGCGGTTGCTGCCACCGATCCGGCCCTGACCACCGCGCCGGCCGCGCTCACCGCCGGGCCGCCGCCCCTTGCGGCCGAACTGCCGCCCGAGATTGACGCTGGCCGATCGGCCCTGGCGCAAACTGCCATGCGCCGGCCCGGCGGCCTCCAGCTGGCCGCGCTGAATACCGGCACGATGTCGGATGCTGGCCAGCCGGGCGCGACCTATGCGGGTCCGCAGCCGGCTGGTCCCGGCGCCGCGATGGCGGCCCGCCCCGACACGGAGCCGCCCGATCCGACGATCTCGGCCGGACGCGACAGCCTCGTCCCGACCATGATTGCCCAGGCAGGAGGACGGCCCGCCCCGGCTCCCGCAGGGCCATTGCCGCCGCGCGGAACGCCGGTTGCGCCAGCGCCATTGCCAGAACCGGGCGGGGCACGCATCAACTTGCCTGAGACGGTGCCGGGCCTCCGCCCCGAGCCGAAAAAGACCCCTTCCGCCGAGATGCTGCAGATCCGTTCGGTGCTGGACGCTCCAGGGGCAAACAAGAGGATAAGTCCAGAAACGATTGATCGGCTGGAAAAGAGGTATCAACGAGCCGATAAGCGAAATGACGATGCCTTCGCGCAAAATGTGGAGATCTGGCAGAAGGAACGCGATGACATCCTGGCCCGGCAGAAGGCAGTCAGGGAGCGAACACTCCAGGAGCCGAAGGAGCAACTGGAGCTGGCTGACAAGGCCAGGGAAGAATCGATCAACCGGAGGTTTGGTTCTCCGGAGACATACAAGTCCATGGTCGAGGAAACCAGCAAGCGCGGCGAGAAGATAAGGTCGGTTGCCGAGAATCTGCCGACACTTTACGAAGCCGAAAAGATGCTGAAGGAACGGAGGCTTGTGACCGGGCTTTGGGCGGATCGTGGACCGGGTATTCCGCTTCCAGGAGGCGGGCACATTGGCCTGCCGAGCACAGTGGATGCCAAGAAGTTTCTGAGCACGCTGCTTCCTGATTCTGCCGGACCCCCTGGCAGCGGGACCACCTACAAGCAGCAGGTGATCGATACCGAGGAATTCCGCGCCAAGATGCGCCCGATGGTTGGCGCCATGCTAAGGAAGATTTCTCCGAGTGGCGCGGCATCGAACCTGGAGGTCAATGAGGCAATGCAAGCCATGGGCATTGCCGGCAACCTTGAGCAGGGGGCAATGCTCAAGATTATTCAGAACATTCGCAAGGAAGCGTGGCAAGACATTGCCAACCACAATGCGCAAATGAGAAGGACCTTTGACGATCCGGTACGTGACGCGAAGGTCATCCAGCACAACCGGGTCGAAATCCCGCCCGATCCGGATGATGTTTCTGCCTTGAAGGCCACGCCGACACCTGAGGGGCGTGCGCGGTTCGATAATATCTATGGCGCGGGTAGCGCAGCTAAACTTTTAGGGCTCGGGAGATGATCGATGGGGCGGCAACCGGACGGCAACTACATCATCCCTGACGGCACCTACGGCGCGCCAGACCAGACGGTCTACAGCGCGCGCTACAACGGCTGGGTCAACGACGTCGCCGCCACCTTCAATCTGGTACAGCCGGTCAACAAGGGCGGCACCGGGGCAGACAACGCCGAAGCCGCATTGGTCAATCTATCCGGTGAAAAAGCCACGCAGCTCGTCACCAACTACAATTCACATCTGTTCTATCCCGGCTCGTTTCGTTCCGCGAATACTGCCGGCATCCCCGGTGCTCCGGTGGACAGCCACGCCTTCGCGGGTGCCTGCTATCTCAACGAGCCGCTGGTCTATCCGCCGACCAACCAGAACCTGATCATCGAGGCGCGCGACGAAAGCGACACCACAATTCCGGGGCGCACCTACGTGCGCGAGAAGAAAGCAGGTACATGGGGGCCTTGGACCGGCGGCATCTTTGCCGCGCCGTTCGATGCGATGGCGTACAGCGGGATGCAGATCAACGGCGACTTCAACATCTCGCAGCAATTAGGCCTTGGAGGCACCAACATAAATAACGCCTACTTTGCGGATCAGTGGCGAATGTCGGCGGCCGGGGCCACAATGTTCGCCGGTAGTCGCTCGCCGCTGTTCCCCGGCATCGCTAGCGCGGGCCTGTACTCCGCACAAACCAGCAAGCCGACGCTGAGTGCGGATGATCTGTTCTCCTTCCAGCAACGCATCGAGGGCTATCGCATATTGCGGTTGATGTGGGGCACGGCATTGGCCATGCCAGTCACCATCGCCTTCTGGAGCCAACACAATGCGTCGGGCACCTACAGTGTATCGGTGCGGAATTTCGACGGCAGTCGATCCTACGTCACGAGCTACACGCAGAGTGCGTCGAACACCGCCGAGTATAAGGTCGTCACTATTCCCGGCTGCGTCGATGGTGTCTGGAAGGCCAATAACGAGATAGGCATCCTGCTGGATTTTTGCTTCGGCAGCGGTTCCACCTACACTGCAACAACCGCGAATGTCTGGGTCAACGGCAACAAGACGGCAGCGCCCGGTCAGGTCAATGCAATGGCGGTCACCGATAATTTTGGGCACATCAGTGGTGTCACCGTCCTCCCCGGCACGCAAGCGCCGACCGCAGCACAATCGCCGCTGATCATGCGGCCGTATGATCAGGAGTTGGCGACGTGTCAGAGGTATTATTATAAACTCATTGGAGGGCTGCAAACACACGCTGTTAGCGGGACTTACTATTCTGTGCATTGGCTCCATCCTGTTATGATGCGTGTTGCTCCAACTATGACGCGAATTGCAGACCTAACGCTTGTCAATTTTAGTCCTCCTATTTCCGAATATTCTGGCGCAGACGGAGTGAGGTTGACGGCACAAGCTACCGGAAACGGACAAGCGGGTTTTTCGACACAATTCCACGCGGATGCGAGGTTGTGATGGCAGAATATCAACTCACCGCGACCGATGTCGTTATCCGCACTGCCGATGGCGCGTGCATCCCGAATGATCCGGCCAACCGGGACCGCATCGAGTACGATGCATGGCTGGCAGATGGCGGCGTGCCCGATCCATACAAACAATCCATCGGCACCAGCGAGTACAGCTGGGGCCCGCGCTTTCACGAGGTTATTGGGAGGTATTGACCATGTCGGCCGAGGATCTGATCCGCGCGGCGCGCGACGACACCTATGCGGGCCGTGTTGCGATGGTTCAG